TGCGAGCGCGGGGCCACATTTGAGCAAAGCGAAAATGGGGGAGCGAGCACGTTGCCCCCAGTGGGGGCAACGACCGGCTGCGCCGGTTTTTGCGCAGCAAAAACCGAGTTGAAAACGAGGAGGCGAGCATACGAGCGCGAAAACTGCAAAAAGCGACAACAGCAAAACAGCGGTGCGGGGCGGCGAAGCCGGGGCCGCGAAGCAGACGGCCGCACAGGGGGATCTCGCGCAGCGAAATGCCGCGCCCGATCTTGCGCGGCAAACCCAAAAGGCGGAAGGGCCGCACGCGCCCGTTCCGGCTTCGCCGCAGCGGGACGCGGCCGAAGGGGGGCAGGCGCGGCGCTCCCCCGCGCCGGACGCCGACGCCGCCTGTGCACAGAGCGCGCAGGAGCTGCTGCAGGCGGCGGCGCGCGCGGCCGTACAGATGCTGGTGCGGACCGTGGACGACGAAAACGCCACGCTGCCCCAGCGGATGGACGCGGCAAAGACCATACTGGACCGCGTATACGGCAAGGCCTCGCAGCCCATTGAAGGGAACGGCGGCGCCGCGGTACAGGTCGTAATGTCAAAAGAAGTACGGGAGCTGATGGGCTGATGCAATGGGACATCGGGAAGCCGAACCCGAGGCAGATCGAATTTTTTAAGGCGCGCGCACGCTTTATCGCATACGGCGGGGCGCGCGGCGGCGGCAAAAGCTGGGCGGTGCGCAAAAAAGCCGCCGGGCTGGCGCTGTCTTACCCGGGCGCCGGCATTTTGATCGTGCGCCGCACGTTCCCGGAGCTGCGGGAAAACCATATCCTGCCGATGACGGCGGACCTTGCGGGCATTGCCCGGTACCGGGACGCGGACAAATCCTTCACGTTCCCCGGCGGCAGCCGCATCGTATTCGGTTATTGCAGCAGCGAGAGCGACGTGCTGCAATACCAGGGGCAGGAGTACGACGTTATTTTTATGGACGAGGCCACGCAGTTCACGGAGTTCCAGTTCACCACGCTGACGGCATGCCTGCGCGGCGCCAACGACTTCCCAAAGCGCTTTTATCTGACCTGCAACCCCGGCGGCGTGGGGCACGCCTGGGTGAAGCGGCTGTTCATCGACAGGCGGTACAAAAAGACGGAGCATCCCGAAGACTATGTGTTTATCGCCGCCAATGTGTACGACAACCACGCGCTGATGGAACATGACCCGGACTATGTGCGCATGCTGGAAAATCTGCCGGAGGAACAGCGCCGGGCGTGGCTGCTGGGCCAATGGGACATTTTCGAGGGCCAGTATTTCGCGGAATTTGACCGCAATGTGCATGTGTGCAGGCCGCACGGCATCCCGGCGCACTGGCGGCGCTATGTGACGCTGGATTACGGCATGGACATGCTGGCGGCGCTTTGGGTGGCTGTGGACGAGCAGGGGCGCGCCGTTGTGTACCGGGAGCTGTACGAGGGACGGGACAACGGAAAAGGGGAAAACGGCCAGGGACATATCATCAGCGCGGCGGCGCGGCGGCTACTGGAGGTGAACGGCGGCGACGAGGTGCAGGCCTGGCTGGCTCCGCCGGACCTGTGGAACCGCAGGCAGGACACGGGAAAAAGCGCGGCGGAGCTGTTTTTGGAGAACGGTGTGCCGCTTACAAAGACGGGCAACAGCCGTGTGGCCGGATGGCTGGCGGTGCGGGAATTTCTGGCGCCGGGGCCGGTAAGCGTCCGGCCCGGCTTTGTGCAGCGAAACGGAGGCGGAAGCGCCGCAGGCGTCCGGCCCGGCTTTGCCGCGGCTGCGCATCTTCGACACCTGCGCAAACCTGATCCGCACGCTGCCCGCCCTGCGGCACGACGAACGGAAGCCGGAGGACGCGGCGGTCACGCCCCACGAGCTGACCCACGCACCGGACGCTTTGCGCGGCTTCTGCACCTACTGGAGCACGGCGGCGCATGCGCCCGAGGCTGCAGTTCACGACATCCTGCGGGATGATTTCAACATGAAAAAGCCCACGGCGGGACCGCTGGGGCAAGGAGGGAAATATCGTGTTATCTGATCTTTTAACGTTTGTTCTGGCGCTTGCGGTATGCGGCATGGCGGCGCTGTGCGTATACTGCTACCGCCTCGGGCTGCGGGACGGCGGCTTCGCGCGGCGAAACGGCGGGGCGCGGCGGCGCCTGCCTCTGCGAAACGGGGGAGGCGGCGAAAAGGAAAGCGTTTCCGAGCGCGGATTTTGCACAGCGGAACGCGGCCGAACGGGAGCGGGGCGGCCCAGGCACGGCGGCCCGCGGGACGGCGAAGCCGCGCGGGCGCAGGCGGCCGGGGCCGCGCGCGGCGGCTTTGCACAGCAGACCGCGGCCGGGCCCGCGGCTGCGCCCGCGGGGGCGCAGGGCTGGCGCGCGGACAAATATGACGCGATTCTGGCGAACATCGACGCATACGACGGGACAGAGAAAGGACAGAAGGTGATCGAATGATGCGGGAAAAGGAATGTACGGATATCTGGCGCAGGTATCAGGCGGGCAAGGACCATCACAACCGGACGAACATGTACACGCGGACGGAAAAGTGCCACCGCTTTTACGAGGGCGACCAATGGCACGGGCTGCAATCCGGAGATGAGGAATTACCGGTGCTGAACTTTATCAAGCCCATCTGCCGGTACAAAATCGTGATGGTGGCGATGAACGACACCGCGATCCTGTTTTCTCCGATGGACAACGACCCGAAAAAGGCGGAGCTCTGCGAAGCGCTGACGGCGTTTGCGGCGGCGCAGTGGGAAAAGGGCAAGCTGGACAGCAAGAAATGGGCCGTTGTGAAAAACGCGTGCATTACCGGCGACCATTATCTGTACTGCTTCGACGAGCGCACGCCCAGCGAGAGCGTTGTCACGGACATGACCCCGCGGCTGAAAATGCGGCTGATCGACAAAACGGCGCTGTATTTGGCCGACGAGCAGGAGCCGAACCTGGAGGAACAGGAATGGATCATCATCGCCGAGCGCGTACCGGTGGAACACGTGCGCAGGCAGGCCAAAGACAACGGGCTGCCCGAGGCGGAGATACGCCGGATCGTATCCGACGAGGCGGACGAAACCCAGCTTGGCGTGACGGGCGCGGACGAGGTGCAGACGGACAGCGGCAAATGCACGAGCCTTCTGTTCATGCGCAAGACGGACGGCGGCGTTGCGTTCTGCCGCTCCACACAGGCCGTTGTATACCAGCCCATGCAAACCATCCGCGGCCTGGACGTTTACCCGGTGTGCGGCATGCGCTGGGAAGAAAAAATGGGCAGCGCCCGGGGCGTGGGCGTTGTGGAGCGGCTGATTCCGAACCAGATCGAGGTGAACCGCACGCTGGCGCGGCGGGCCATCTGCGTGAAGCGGTACAGCTTTCCCACGGTGGTGTACGACCAGGACAAGCTGCTGGCGCCGGAGAAGCTGGGCGTCGTGGGGGCGAGCATCGGCGTGAAAAACCTGAACGCGAACCCGGTGGGCAGCTTTGTGCAGTACCTGAGCCCCGCGCCCATCAGCGGCGACGCGGCGAATTTACAGGCCGAGCTTGTGGGCACCAGCCGGGAGCTGGAGGGCGCGGGCGAGGCCGCGACCGGACAGGTGGACCCCACGAAGGCCAGCGGCGAGGCCATCAAGGCGGCCCGCGACCAGAGCGCCATCAGCCTGAACGAGCAGAGCGCGGCCTACAAGCAGTTTGTGGAGGACCTGGCGATGATCTGGTACAAGCTGTGGGTGGCGTATTCGGTGCGGGGGCTGCGGCTGGCGGACGGCACGCTGCTGCCGCATGCGGAGCTGGAGGCGCTGGACATCGACATAAAAATCGACATTTCGCCGATTGACCCGTACAGCGTGCTTTCCCGCGAGCTTTCGCTGGAAAACGCGCTGGCGCAGCAGCATATCACATTTGAGGAATACGTGGAGGCGCTGGACGACAATTCCGGCGTGCCGAAGGACAAGTTCCGGGCCATTCTGGACAGGCGCCGGGGGGCCGCGCCGGAGCAAAGCGAAAGCGGGGCAGGCCAAAACATCGGCCCCGGTGGGGCGGCGGGCGCGTTTTCCCCGGAGGGGGCGCTGCCTGGCATGGAGCTTGTGGGCGGTGGCGTGCCGGGCGGTTTGCCCGGCACGGGAATGCCCGTGCAGGGCGGCGCGGGGCTCTTCCCAGGGATGGGCCCGGCGATGGCGTAGGAACGGGCGGCGGGAACGGAAGCCGTGTGTGGGAAAAGAGGAAGGCCCCCGCTTTCGCGGGGGCTGATTACGAAATCTGCCGATGGCGTTACTTTCTTAATGTTAAGAAAGTAACCAAAGAGCGCCGGGGTTTTGCCGTTGGGGCCCCGGCGCGGCGCAGCCGTGACGGGAACGGCAAAATAGCGGTGCGGGGTGGCGAAGCCATGGCCGCGAAGCGGACAACCGCACAGGGTGGTTTCGCGCAGCGAAATGCCGCGCGCGATTTTGCGCGGCAAACCCAAAAGGTGGGGCCGGTAA